CTACCTCGACGTGCATCACAGCTACTCAACAAAGTCACAACACCAACAAGTATCTACGGCAATTTAGTTGAAGTCAAAGACTACAACTATGACCTACCGAAACGAGAATCTTTCCACCCGACGGATTTTTGGGGCGGAATGGCACTTAGAAACGACTGGCTAAAGAATAGGATCTTAAAGTTCTATACTAAAGCAGAGACTGAACAAGTTCTCACAAGCAGACGTTCTGACGGTTCCAATCAAGGAGTCGTTGACCATTTCTTTAAGGCGGACCAGCCTTATCACCCAATTCCACTCGATCTCCACACAGACAAGGCGATCGCATGGGTTACTGAAGCTTTTCGACCGAATAGGCCGTTGCACCCGATCAGTTTTCCTGATCTTAGATACTACCCTTTTACGCTTAACGTTAGCGCAGAAGCCCCCTGGAACTTGACCAATTTCACATTCAAACCGACTGAACGCAAAGTCGACGCTGAATCTGAGATTCCGAGACTTAGTGTCTATGAAGGCGAAATCGCTGGAACGACAAACGTCACATCAAGAACCTACCTTACCGATAAACAACGGATGGGCCTCGCACCTAACTCACAAGCTACATTCCACAATCTCTACAATCAGATTTTCTTCTACAATCGCTATCTCGTACATTTGATAGGAACTGGAGCAAGACAATTCTGGGATGGTTTGAATGCTAAACCTTACTACTGGCTCACCTTACACATGAGGACCCACGTCGTAGGCTTACTCGAACCAGACAAAGTTAGAGCAGTGTTCGGATGCCCTAAGCTTCTACTTCAAGTGGAGCTTATGTTTATCTGGCCGCTACAAGCATCATACCTTAACGGGGATGCTGGACGAATGTTATGGGGAAGAGAAATCATCAGAGGAGGCTGGAAAAAGCTTTTTCGTGAATGCTATGAAGATGGACCAAAAAAACACTTTCTTATCAGCAGATTGGAGCCAATTTGACAACAGATTGCTACATGAGCTCATCAGAATAGTCCACCGTATATGGCGATCGTATTTCGATTTTTCTCTTTATGAACCGACTTCTTTCTATCCAAACTCAAGCCCTGCAAATTCAAGCAAGCTCGACCGCCTTTGGAAATGGATGACAAGCTCGATTCTCAACACACCAATCCTTCTGCCAACTGGCAAGCTCTATCGATGGCTATGGAACGGATTCGGATCTGGATTTCAACAAACTCAGCTTCTGGACTCATTCTGCAACGCTATCATGTTAACCACTTGTCTATCAGCACTAGGAGTCGACATCAATAGTCCAAATTTTTGGGCTCGATTCCAAGGAGACGATTCAATCAGCGCCTTCTGTGAACGGATGTTCGAAATTTATGGACCTCACTTCCTGGACATGCTCGCAGCTTCCGCCTTGTATTATTTCAATGCAAAGCTCAGCCCTGACAAAACGTCATTTAGCGACAAACTCACCAATGTCTCAGTTCTCAGTTACTTCAACAACTACGGATTACCATTCCGAACAGATGAAGATCTACTCAGTCATCTCTATTTCCCAGAGCGACCCCAAGATTTTCCAAGACTAGCAGCTTCAGCCCTAGGTATCGCTTACGCGAACTGTGGCCACAGCCAACGTCTTCATGATCTGTGTGAATATATATTCAACAAGTTAGTACATGAGCAAGGAGTTGAACCAAATTGGAACGCACTCGCGTGGATGATCCGCTCAGGACTCTTTCCTACAATAGGAGACCTCAAATCCACAACGTTTCCAAGTATCACATCTATCCAAGAGATGGTATACACGCACAAACCTCGAACCCTCAAAGATCGACGCCGACAATGGCCGACTCAGAGCAACCCTGCTGGAAGATTCTTCTTCATCAAGGATGTTTAAACAACAGTTTCGGATTTTTTCTGCATATTCTTTTATCTTTTTT